GGGAACCAAGCCGTCGATTGATTTCATAGCTCATATTCTTGAAGAAGCCTACGAATCAAAGCTGAAATACGATGTCACAGATCTACGAACTCGTATTATAGCTTTTGCCAACAACAGCACGCATCAAGCGAACATCTGCATCAAGACTGTTATGACGATGAAGTTCGCGTCAGAAGAGGAGATGGACTCTGACGCCGTCGTGGAGATCGATGATGACCGGATGGTCCTATTCGACGTGGAAGTGTACAAGAATCTCTTCGTCATCTGCTGGAAGTTCAAGGGCGATGATGTTGTAGTCAAGATGATCAATCCGAAACCACATGAAGTCGCGGCACTATTCAAACTTAAGCTTGTGGGGTTTTACAATAGAAGGTATGACAACCACATTCTGTATGCGGCATCGTTGGGGTACGATAACGAAAAGCTATTCGCTTTGAGCCAGAAGATGATCGTCGATAACAATCGTAGCGCCGGATTTGCAGCAGCCTACAGCATCTCCTATGCGGATATTTACGACTTCAGCACGATCAGACAAGGTTTGAAGAAGTTCCAACTCGATCTGGGCATACATCACATGGAGTTGGATCTACCTCTTGATCAACCCGTCGACGAAGGTGACTGGGCGCGAGTAGTGGAATACTGCTGCAACGATGTTCGAGCCACTGAGGCGGTGCTCGAAGATCGCTGGGAAGATTTCGTAGCGCGGCAAATCCTCGCAGAACTCAGTGGATTGACCGTAAACGACACTACTCAGAGGCACACCGCTCAGATCATATTCGGGAAAGAGAAGAACCCGCAACAGTACTTCGTGTACACCGATCTAAGTGAGGAATTTAGTGGATATTCGTTTGATTCAGGCGTCAGTCACTACCGTGGAGAATGCCCCGGTGAAGGTGGTTACGTATACGCTGAACCTGGGTGTTATTCCGACGTTGCTCTTCTGGATGTCGCTTCGATGCACCCGACCTCGATTGAGATACTCAATCTCTTCGGCCCGTACACCGCGAACTTCTCAGCCCTAAAGGAAGCTCGACTGGCGATCAAGAGGGGCGACTACGAAGCCGCACGCAAGATGATGGATGGCAGACTGGCACCTTACCTAGAAAATGAAGATGGTGCCGACAAGCTGGCATTCGCACTGAAGATCTGCATCAACATCGTGTACGGGTTGACGTCGGCAAAGTTCCCAAACCCGTTCATGGACCCGCGCAACAAAGATAACATCGTCGCCAAGCGCGGCGCGCTGTACATGATCGACCTGAAACACGAACTGCAATCTCAAGGTCAACAGGTAATACACATCAAGACAGATTCTGTCAAGCTCCCAGGAGCTAGCGGCGAAGTGATCGCTTTCGTGATCGAGCATGGGCGCCGGTACGGCTACGATTTCGAGCACGAGATCACGTATGACAAACTCTGTCTAGTAAACGACGCGGTTTACGTCGCTTGTAAGGACGGGAAGTGGATCGCAGTAGGCTCTCAGTTCCAACATCCCTACGTATTCAAATCTCTGTTCTCTGAAGAAGAGCTCACGTTCGATGATTTCTGCGAAAGCAGAAGCGTGCTTCAGGGAACAATGTACCTCGCAAAAGGAGAAGAAAATGAGGATCGCGAGACTCTCGATCATCGTCGGATGCGTCACCTTGGTCGGACTGGCCGATTTGTTCCAGTCCTACAAGGCGGCGGCACTCTCTACCGCGTCAAAGACGACAAGTACTACGCTGTAACAGGTACTAAAGGGCATCAGTGGATCGATGCTGAGATCGCCAAGACCATGCCTGATCTCCAAATCGACATGTCATATTTCGTCAAGCTGAGAGATGAGGCAATCGAAACAATCGAGAAGTTCGTTCCGTTTCCAGACCTCGTCAAAATCTGAGGAGGAACCATAGATGCCGCAAGCTGACGGCACTGTTGTGATCGAAGGGGCTCGAATCCTCTATCGCAACTTCAAGGGCGAGAAAAGGCAATACAACAACCCGGGGGACCGGAACTTCTGCGTCGTTCTCGACGAGGAGACGGCCGCTGCGATGGACGCAGACGGATGGAAGATCAGACGAAGAAAGCCGAGGGACGAGGAGGATGTCGATCGCCCGCCGTTTCTGCAGGTCAAGATCAACTACGACAGCTGGAAGCCTCCTCGTATCGTTCTGATCACTAGTCGGGGACGGGAGAACCTCGACGAGAGTCAGCTCGAGATGCTCGATTGGGCCGATATTCTCAACGTCGACCTGATCGTTCGTCCATTTCCCTGGCATCGGGAGCAGGATGGTACCAGTGGCATTACCGCATATCTTCAGAGCATGTTCGTCGTGATCGACGAGGATCCTCTGGAAGTGAAGTACAGCGAAGTTCCCACGCGGTAATGGTGGAAGCTGCGATAATTCGTGAACGTGACGACCTATTCGCAGATGCACGAATCTCTATCGGAACACCTCGCGGTAAGGAGGACTTCTATTTCGTGTTTCGAGGAGATCCAGAGAAGGTTGTCGCCTTGCTTGAACGTGTTCTACCGGTGGTAAAGGCTGCGCTACCAGCCGGACTGTATGAGGATCAGCGATGATCGAAGCTATATTCCTCGTCGTTGTCGTTGCAATTTTGGTACTGATTAGTGTGGCCTTTGGCTACTTCCTAGGTGCTCATCGTAACCCTCCTAACGAATAGGAACCTATGGAAACCACCAGTATTACCCAGAAGTACGTACGCAAGCCGCTATACGTCGATGCGGTGCAGGTCACGGAAGAGAACTTCGGCGACATCGCACGCTGGTGCTTCGGAGACGTAGGCAATATCGACGAAAGTCCCGTCGATAGGTCGAAAGACTACGAGCCTACCAAGCAGTTCATCCACGTGCGCGTCCACAACCCGAAGAACCCACGTCAGACGAAGGCGTTCGTGGGAGACTGGATCCTCTACACAGAACGTGGGTACAAGGTGTACACGACGAAGGCATTCCAAGCCAACTTCACCAAGGTGGGCGACGAAGAAGACGATTAGGAGGGGAAGGGGGTGATGATATTCCGAACATGGAGGGGGAGAACACCATGACCGAGATCATGCGGTTCTTCGACAGCACCCCCGGACTCCCGTTGAAGGAAGGCGAGTTCGCGGCGTTCTGGAAGTCCTTGAGCACGGAGGAGAAGGACGAGTTCCGGAAGGCGCGACTCAAGAAGTAGGAGGGCGACAAGCTTACGGAGCGAGAACGAGAACCTGACTCCTGGTCACGGAGGCTCTCCCCTCGTTAAGATAAACGTAAGAGAACGGGGCAACTCCGCAAAAAAACTCGCTAGATCAGCCTTGGTTGCGCGACGTTCACTTCCTATATCCAAAAGGATACCTATGAATATGTTCGAAGAGGCATACCAAGAATTCGTCTTTGAATTCGCCGATAAGATGTGGTGGATAATCGAAGACGACCCCGACGATCCTGAACATGAGTATGAAGTTCCTTTTACCGATAAACCCGCTAAGCTGTGGACTCGAATCGACAACATGAAGCGCCACGGCTGGAAAGTCAAAGCTCCTCCTGAAAGCGAAAACAGGATCGTTCTCTTCAAAGGAACACCCCCTGTAATCGAACAAGGAGAAGTATCGTGAAGTTGCGCGCGCTCATCACAGTTCTGGTAAGCGCTTTTGTACTGGCGCTCGCCGTTGACGCCCAAGCAAAGGGTGAGTTCAATCGAGAAGTACCGAAGTGGTGGATCCCGAGTGCACTTTGTGTGCACAAGTACGAAGGCTCTTGGCGAGATCCGGGACATCCCTACTACGGCGGCATGCAGATGGACTGGGCATTCATGAGTCACTACGGAGGTTGGTCGCTCAGACATCTCGGAACAGCCGATCACTGGCCGATCAGAACACAGCTACTTGTCGCGTATCGCGGCTGGAAAGTCCAGGGCTGGGGGGCATGGCCCAACACGTCACGAATGTGCGGACTTCGTTAAGTACCGATTAGGAAAGGATACATCATGCAACGTAGATGGTTGCTCTCCGGAGTGATGCTGCTTGTCATCATCGGCTCATTTCTTCCGTGGGAGTCGGCTTTCGGAGTCTCTGTCTCCGGAATCAAGGGGGATGGAGTCATCACACTCATCCTCGCGATCATCGGTGTGATTCTCTGGTTCGTCCCATGGCCGGGAGGGAAGACCTCTCAAGGGTCACGAATCGCATGGGTTCTCATCGAAGCATTTCTCGGTGTTCTCGTCGCTCTCATCGCCGGCTATCATATGGGTGATGACTTCGCAGCAATCGGCGTCTACCTCACGTTCTTGGCGGGAGTTGCGTGGGTGATCACTCTCTTCCTTCCCGCTCACTGGTTCGCAAGCGTCAAGGAGGTCTAGGTGGAAGATCCTGCGATCGCGGAGATCAACGAACGGCTCGATCGGATCGAGCTGGCGGTCGCCATGATGGCTCAATGGCTGGTGCAAGCGGGCGCAGGAGGCTTCACCGCGTACGATGCGGAGGGAGTAGAGAGAATCCTCCGTAACGGTGGCAAAATCTCGTTGAGAACTTAGAGATCCCTGATGCTGTACTCGCCAAAAGGGCTCCCTCCCGCGGCGGGTAACGCTCAGCGCATCAGGGTAGGGTGGGGGCATCGTTAGCCGCAGGCGGTGTCCCCATCCGTCTGTGAAAACATCTGAAGAAAGGGATATTCATGTCTCGTCCTGAACTCAAGATCCCGTACTGGGCGATCATCGTCGGATTCATCGGGGCTCTCGCAGCGATTTTCGCAGTTCGGTACTACCTGAGCGGTCGGAAGTAGCAACATGCTGCGTGTCGCCAAAGTTACTCGAAATGCTGATGGTACCTGGACGATTCGAGTGGGTCGTCAGGTCGAGCATGTTGACCCTACTGGGAAGACGCGCGGAGAAGTCTTCGACGCAATTCGCTGGGCGCTCATCAGCAAAGGGGTCAACGTCGACGAAATCAGCGTCGTTGAGCTGATGCAGGAGGAGTCATGATCGTCCCGGCAAATTTCAACGATCGTCTTCGTGCCGCGTGGAGACGAGGGATGGTCACGGGAGTTGTCATCGGTGTAACCACATCGTTCGTTCTTACGCACCTTTGGAACGCGGTCTTCTAGTTTAACTCCGGCGTTAAAGCCATGGGCCGAGTCGCTCGTCCACTCGCAAGGGCCTGGAATGCGTGGGAAGTTCGCGTCCAGTCGGGTTAAGGTGTCAGCACCACATTTTCATCCTTCCGCCCTGAAGGGCCTTCAATGTAGGACACCTGCGCCGGAGTTATATCTTCCCCTGTGAACGACTGGGGCCGGACACGGGGGTAGAGCCGAAGGGGGTGGGGGAATGGGGAGGCCTCTGTCAAAGGGACTGTTCCCTCACCTCTAACGGCTACATATTTGAGAGGAGGTACCAAGATGATCATCCGTGTTCACTACTTCTCCGTAGTTCTCGGTGCGATCGCAGGCGCGTTCTTGGCGAAAAAGTACTGGGTGTAAGCCCATCGATATTCATCACTAGTAGAAAGGTAGTGACGTGGCAGACGAAGTCACCAACATCAACGAAGTCAAGCAGACGAGCGACGGAAGTGTCAAGATCACCGTCGAGACGTACAACGAGCTGCTCAAGAAGGCCAACCGGCCCCAGGAAATCGTCATCAACAGGACCGTGGTCAACAAGACGGCCGAGATCCTCGCGCAAGAGTGTCGGTTCTGGGGTGGCGGTCTCATGGCGGTGGGCGCGACCATGTTCATCGTCGGCGCGGTCGTCTACAAGCACGGGCGCGTATAACCAAGTAAAAAATGTGGAGCGTGGATCAAGGTTCGTATCGACGGAGTCCTTGATTTTATCTGAGTGTTCAATCGCGTATGTATAGCTTAGAACGCTCCACATATTTACCCATCAACCGAAAGTCGCGAAAAAAACACGCTCTATGATGAGAGAGGTGTAGACTAGCTTATGCGGACTGCATCGTTGAACTGAACTAGCTTATGCGGATCAGTTCACTCTCTTTTTGTTTTCTATGCTCCAGAAAGGAGGTGAAAGATGAGTCAGCATATTGTGCGTGAGGACCAGGAGTTCAAGGTGGTCATCGGTTGGGACCCACCGTTGCAAACGTTTTTTGCTCAGGTTCACGACTTGAGTAAGGACGAGGAAGAGCAGATCGTTCTCTGGGAGCCGTCTCCTCCGAACAAGATCGGATCGCCGTGGGACGTCAAGGAGAAGGTCGAGCCGTGGGTTGAGCTCAGCCCTGAGGATATTCGTATCCTTGGTGATGACAGACACCTCAACAAGTAAGTGATGCTCCCTCATTTTCTCTCAGCGCTTCGGAAGTACTTTCGAAACGAGAAGCAATACCACTCGTTCTTCGATGGTCGTCTGGGCAATCTCGAGTACAACGCGCTCAGCGAAAAAGATCGTGTCGAGCTGAGTGAGATGCTCAACCAGATCCCTGGATACGAGCATCCGCCATATCGTGTCAACAAAGCAAAGGCGTTCTATGAGTGATGCAGAAAGATGCAGCTGGGCGTGAAAAGCAGCGGCGTCATCGTCAGGGTTACTCGCCACGGGGTTCCGGGGCTTTGACGGGTCCCATTGGGACTATCCGAGCAACATAACTCGGCGGCCGGCTACAACATCGTTCGACAGCGGTGCCATCGACGCCTCACGATGAGATAGCGACTCGGCTGCATCTATGTGTATCACGCATGGGGTGGTGGATCCCGCCTAATGGAGCTATATGACCGGGCAGGAAAAGGTCGTTAAAGACAAGCGGCACCGCCCCTCCTACCTTTTCAGGAGGAAACGTGGGAATCAAGAACATCGAGGTCTTGAAACCAGATCCAAAACAACTTAGTAGTCGACCTAAGGAGGTGAGGACCCCGAGGCCGCAGTCCGTCAAACGCGGACACGTTTCTAGAGCGTAGGCCTACATATTCTCAAAAAGGTGGCAATGCAAAACAAATGGTGTAGCAACCGGTGGGAGAGCTAGGGGAGTGAGGCCGGATGTAAAGTCGACCCTTAGCTCTCCGCCGGCTAAACATGTCTTCTTCTTTTTTGAAAGGGATATTGCCAATGGGAGAAGTCTGGTATCTGTCAGGTGCACACTGCTGCCGAGCGATTAGACTCCTCGAAAAGTGGATGGAAGAAGGATGGGTACCAGACGACCATGGATCGCCTAATCTTCTCGAGATGTGGAGTGAAGCTCTAGAAGCAACTATCGATCCCAACGAAGAGTCTCCGCTCGGTCCAGATCCATATCGTGTCATTCAATATCTAAGAACTCGTCAACTACAAGAAAGAAGATACTAGATGACACATATCGTCCGTCTCAAGATCGTCGAAGAAGTCGTTGAAGTACCAGAGGGGAATGTCATCTGCGGAAGATGTAAAGGGAAGGCTCTGATATCGAGATACGACGAGGGCGTCAAATCCGCAGCTTACGACCCTGACCTGGATGCAAAACGTACATGCGGGAACTGTAAGGGTGAAGGATACGTTCCCAAATGACTGAAGATCCGATTCAGAACTGCGCGAACTGCGGTCACCTGAAGTCTCAGCACTTCCATATCTCACGCACGTACAAGCATGAGCGAAAGTTGAAGTGCCATGCTCTAGTGTGGAGACGTGGTGAACAAAAAGAGTGTAAGTGCAGGGATTTTCAGCCTAAAGGTTTCTGACACTAGGAGAACATGCTAGACCTCAGACCACATCAAGAAGCCGCTCTGAAGCAGCTGGACAATGGAAACATCCTGTGGGGTGGAGTTGGCTCTGGTAAGTCGCGTGTGGCTGTGGCCTACTACAAACGCGAGCACAAAGAGCGAGATGTCTTCGTCATCACCACGGCAAAGAAGAGAGATACAGTCGACTGGCAAACAGATTTCGCACGCATTGGAGTAGGTAAGTCTCCGGACGCGACAGTTCATGGGGTCTTGACCGTCGACAGCTGGAACAACATCGAGAAGTACACCGACGTACGAGGTGCCTTCTTCATCTTCGACGAGCAAAGGTTGGTGGGAAGTGGGAAGTGGGTTAGATCATTTCTCAAGATCGCTCGTAACAACTACTGGATCCTACTCACAGCGACTCCGGGTGATACGTGGCTCGACTACATACCTGTTTTCATCGCCAACGGGTTCTACGCCAACCGGACCCAGTTCAAATTGGAGCACGTGCGTTATGCTCCTCACACGAAGTTTCCGAAGGTAATCGGCTATATCGGCGAGAGACGCCTGAACAAGCTGCGCGACAGCATTCTCGTCCATATGCGGTACTCCAGCGAGACGACAAAGCACTACATGACGCTGGCTGTGGACCACAATGAGGAACTGGTCCAGCACGTCCTCAAGAATCGCTGGCATATTTTCGAAAATCGACCCATCAAGGACATCGCAGAGCTCTTCGGAGTGATGCGCAGAGTGGTCAATAGCGATCCATCCAGAGCTCAGAAGATCAGAAGCTTGCTCGAACGGCATCCGAAGATGGTGATCTTCTACAATTTCAACTACGAACTCGATATTTTGAGGCGTCTGAACGAGGATGTCGAGACCGCGGAGTGGAATGGCTGGAAGCACGAAATTTTGCCCACTTCTGAAAACTGGTTGTATTTTGTGCAGTACATAGCGGGTTCTGAGGGGTGGAATTGCACCACTACGGACACCTCACTTTTCTACTCATATACGTACTCTTACAAGATGTGGCATCAGGCTCATGGCAGAATTGACCGGATGGACACGCCTTTCACAGATCTGAATTATTTCGAGCTGAGGTCCAAAAGTGGCGTGGATAGGGCGATTCGGAGATCTCTCGTCGCAAAAGAGAACTTTCAACCCGCAAAATTCGACGTTTCGAGTCTAGCCCATTTTTAGTGGTAAAAAACTATTGTACGCGCGACCTTAATAGCTGTTAAGCATAAACAGATATTAGGGTAACGTATATAAAAGTTTTCTGGGAGAAAAAGTGGCCAGTGATCTACCTTCAAGGAGGAGGCATAAAAACGTCCCACAAGGCCGCGCCTTTGCCCAAGGCCTCTAAAGAATTTCGAGGATGGCGTATGACTGAAGAAGTGTGGCTTCCGATACCTGATTTTCCTGGGTACAGCGTCAGCAATCTCGGTCGAATCCATTCTGATCGGTTCGATAGGAATCTGTCGTTGTCTCTTACGCAGTATGGGTTGGTTCAAGTCGGAATGATGAGGGATGGGACACGATATCATCGATCTCTTCCTTTGTTGGTCGCCAAGGCCTTCGTACCCGAAGTTGGTGAGCCTTTCGATACTCCTATCAACATGAATGGAGATCGAGAGGACAATCGAGCAGTAAATCTCACATGGCGACCTAGATGGTTTGCGATTCGCTACCATCAACAGTTCCGTCATCCATATCGTTCTCGCATCGATCGTCCTATCGTTGATCTACATAGTGGGGAGGTGAGTCACGACTCGCAAGCGTGTGCAATTCGTTATGGTCTTCTTGAGCAAGATCTAGTCGAGTCGATCATCGCTCGAACATATGTCTGGCCTACCTACCAACAGTTTGGAGTTCTCGATGTCTGAGCTGAAGAAAGGTGACATCATCGAAGATCCTGATGGAACGAAGTGGTATGTGCACGGGGTTGTTTGGAGTAACGGACAGCCCAAACCGCAGAAAATTCGAGTAGGTTCAATAGCGGCCAAGATGCTGGGGTACGAATCCGCAGAACGAACATCGGAGGGGTAGATATATGCCTAATGAGACAGTGAAGCCGTATAGAGATCCTGTTCCCGGACGCGGATCGATTGAGCTTCGTCGCACAGCAGCCGGCGTCTATTCGTGGGTGATTACGATCTGGACGGATGCGATTGTGACCGATGGTCATCTGATTGGTATGGTGGATTCAGTGGAACGAGTCGATCAAGAATTGAAGAAAAGGTATCCAGAATCAGCCCCTGAAGGAAAGAAGTAGAACAGATATTACCTAGTGCTTAATTCGCGGCCTATTATGGAAAGGCATAGGATAAGTCATTTTCTTTTTCGTCTATTTCATCGCGAAAGCGAAAGGAGGTAATGCGTGGCTGGCCAAACCATCAACATGCAACCCGCGGTTCTGAATCTCCAGTTGTACTCTGGAGATGGGTTTTCTTTCAGGATGGTGTGCAAGAATGCTGCGGGAGAACCCATTGACATGGGAGGCTCAGTCAAGGCGCAGATTCGTAAAGACAGAACTACTCCTGAAGATCCTCCTATTCAAGAATTTACCGTCGGTATGACCGATGCCTTCCAAGGGATCATCGTACTATCGGTAACAGGTGATCAAACTCAATCTCTGACAGATGACTCCGGCGATGGTCAAAAGTTTTCTGGAGTCTGGGATGTTGAATGGGAGCCCGCTGAATCTGAGCCAAGAACCATCTGTCAAGGTACCGTAGAGGTTGTTGCTGATGTCACCCGTTGAGGACGTTCTCGTTGAAGTAGAGTACGATGAAATCCAAGTGGTCGTCTCTCCCGAAACTGATGTTCCAGTCAGATCGGTTCCTGATGTTGTTGTGCTAGTGGCCGGGAATGTAGGTTCTCAAGGAGAAGAAGGTCCTCAAGGAATCCCAGGAGCTACGGGTCCACCAGGACCAACCGGCGCCCAAGGACCTCAAGGTGTTAAAGGAGACACAGGAAATACCGGACCCACCGGACCGGGCGTTTCTCCCGGAGGTACTACAGGTCAAAGACTAGTGAAGAAAACTAACACAGATTTTGACACCCAATGGGCTGATGCTCCACCTACCGCTGATATTCAGACTTTTCTAGCTAATGGGACTTGGACTAAACCTGCGAATGTAAAGGTTGTTCACATTATTGCAGTTGGCGCCGGCGGCAGTGGTGGTGGAGGTCGTTGCCGTGCTAGTACAACTGTAGTAGGTGACGGTGGCGGAGGTGGCGGAGGCGCATGTCGACTAGAAAAAACGATGCTTGCCGCCGATCTACCAGCAACACTAACAATCAACGTAGGTCAGCCTGGTGCTGTGGGAACAGGAGGAGCCTCTTCTGGCACTAGCGGAGGTAATGGTAGTGGAGGCGGCGCGACATATCTATATAAGCCTTCAGGCGGAACGCAACTTCTAGCTGGTGGTGGCGGAGGAGGAGCAGGTGGTGTTGGAGGTTCAACTGGTTCGGGAGGAGGTGGCGGAGGCGGACTAAGAGGAGGCGGTGCAGGCGCTACCAACCAAACCGGTGGAGTGGGTGCGTACAACCAAGCCGCTGAGACGAACGGTATAGGAGGTCAAGGAGCAGGAGGAGGTACATATCGTACTGCTGCTGGAGCTATGGCAGGATTCTCCGAGATGGGAGGAGGAGGCGGAGCAGCAGAATGGACCGTCAGCGGTAATAACGGCGGCGGCGGGAGTGCTTCTGGTGGCGCTGGAGGCGGTGCTGGAGGATACGTTAATGCTTCCAACGTGGCTCAAAACGGTACCCAAGGTGGGCAAACTGGAACCGTACAGCCTCAAGGTGCTGGTGGTACTCAAGGATTTAGTGATCAGCAACCTCCTACTGCAGGAGGCAATGGTAATGATGGGGGTTCCGTTAAAGGTGGTGACGGTGGAGGTGGAGGTGGAGCTTCGACTGTATCTGGTACCGCTGGAGGGAAAGGTGGAAACGGAGGATTTCCTGGTGGTGGAGGTGGCGGAGGAGGTCCTGGCGTTGGCACAGGTAAAGGTGGCGACGGCGGTAGTGGAGGTGGCGGCCTCGTAGTCATCATCTCTTGGTAGAAAGGAGGGCTGTTCGTGGGTGATCAAGATATTTTCGTGTCGTTGGATGTTGACAAGACCCAATTGAATGTGAAAGACGAAACCGTCGTCATCGAACCCACACCCGATGTTGTTATACTAGTGGCCGGGAATATTGGTCCTCCAGGAGAGAATGGCCCGCAAGGAATTCCAGGAGCTACAGGTCCACCAGGAACCACGGGTGCCCAAGGACCTCAAGGTCCTCCTGGCGCTACAGGTGTAGATGTAACCTATATTCATACGCAAAGTGTTCTGTCAGCAACATGGACAGTGACGCATAATCTCGGAAAATATCCTTCGGTAATGGTGGTCGATTCAGGTGACACAGTTCTAATTCCAAACGTCACTTATTTGGATCTAAACCAGGTGTCGATCTCGTTCGGCGCCGCGACTTCGGGAAAGGCGTACCTCAACTGAGATGCCGACTCTAGGAGCAGCACTCGACTTTGCTAAATATGAGGGACGCAATTTGCGCGGGCATCAGCTTGCCGCGGCTCCCTCAAGTCCGGTAACAGGCCAATTGTACTACAACACGGGTGATAACACTCTTTATTGGTGGGACGGATCGCAGTGGGTTTCGGCTCGTGGCGGTGCTCAATCTACTCCACCAGCAACCGGAGCGGCTCTAGGCACGATTCAGTTGGCGGGAGACCTGACAGGGACAGCCACTAGTCCTCAGATTGCAGCTCTTGCTGTTACTGATGCTGAAGTAGCGGTAGCAAACAAAGATGGAGCAGCAGGTACTGTTGGTATGCGCTCTCTTGGATCTGGTGCCGCTCAGGCTATGCCGGGTAATCGCACTCTTGATGTAATTACACCCCCAGCAGCTGCAGTGAACATGAATGGCCAAAAAATTACATCTGTTGCTGATCCGACGACCGGAACAGATGGCGCCAATAAGCAGTATGTGGATAATCTCATTCAAGGACTTGATTCGCATCCTTCAGTCAAAGTCGCATCGACTGCGAATCTTACTTTGTCTGGTACTCAAACTGTTGATGGCGTTGCTCTGATTGCCAACGATCGAATCTTGGTTAAGGATCAATCGACTCCAGCTCAGAATGGTATCTATCTTGTTGCTTCGGGTGCTTGGACACGTGCTACAGATCAAGATACTTGGGCCGAAGTTCCTTCTGCATATGTTTGGGTCGAGCAAGGTACGGTGAATGCTGATACCGGTTGGGTGTCGACTGCAGATTCTGGCGGCACACTAAATACTACAGCAATTACTTGGACTCAGTTTTCGGGTGCGGGTTCTATTACAGCAGGTGCAGGTCTAACCAAAACTGGATCGAGTCTTGACGTTGGCGCAGGAGCTGGTATTACTGTCAACGCTGATTCGGTTCAAATCGCCAATAATGGCGTGACTAATGCGATGATCGCTGATGGCGCGATCGATCTCGCTACTGCAGATGTAACGAATACTCTTCCGGTTGCAAAAGGTGGTAGTGGTCAAACTACCGCAAAAACAGCACGTGAAACTGGATTTGGCGCCGCGGGTTATTACAGTTCTGCCACTCATAGTGCTGGAACATCAATTGTAGTTAGTGCCGCAACTCATGGTCTTCGTGCATCTCGTGGTCTTTTGGTTCAAGTTCAAGATGAAGCTACTGGAAACGTTGAGATTCCCGATGTTACGGTTGCTGCAAACGGTGACGTAACTGTTACATATGGCGCATCGGTTGTCGCCAACAGTAAGAGGATTACGGTGATTGGCTAATGCCGGAAATTGTAGGACGTCTTCAAACTCCACGGCTTACTGGACCCCCGTCGTCGCCCGTACCCGGTGAGATGTATTATGACACCGGAACTAATAAACTTTACTGGTGGGATGGTAGTTCATGGATTTCAGCGTCTGGTGGTAATGGTGGTGCTAGTGGCCTCGATCTTGTCTACAACGGTGAATATCCTGCAGGTGGTCCCAGTTATACAGATGGTGATATTGTAGTACGAGATGGTATTGCCTATATTTGTGTGCGCCCAACTTCAAGTCCTCCTGTTCCATGGACGGCAGGGCCAGCACCTCTTGTTACAGCACTTCCTACGCCTTTGTATGATGGCCAAGAAATTCTTTTCGCCGATAGTCTAACTGCACCAACTTATATTTGGCGAATGAAATGGTTTGCTGGTATGGTTAAATGGCGATTCATGGGTGGTAATGATCTTCTTACTCAATATACAGGGGCTACTATTACGGCGGCTATGACTGCGACTTGGCAAGACCCGGCTACGAATACGATGTCTCTGACCATTCCTGTAACTGGATTGTACCGCATTGTGATGTCTCTAAAAGCTACCGTTAGTGGTGCTGTCAGTGGTACTGTAACTCGTCAGTATGGAATCATGGTCAACGGTGTGGTTGCAGCGCCAGCGTTGATAACAACAGTTAAGACTATGTACGAAGGTGAGCCGTACATAGAGCGGGAATGGGAAACGTCGTACAACACAGGCGATGTACTCAAGATTATCTTGATAGGAGCTGCTTCACCAATCGTGTATGGTATGAATTATTTGCGTTTCAACCTAAGGCCGGTGGGTCTCGGATGAGTGTTCCAGATCCTGCTATTGTAGATTGGGTTCCGCTTGGTGGCGGAGGAATGGCAAGTAGTCTCGAGATTGACTACGCTGAAATTTCGTCAGATGTGACGCTTACTGTTACGACAGAAGCTGCCGCAATGCAGGTTATTGCGGGACACTCTGTCAATCTAATTGGAGCTATGTTGGTGGACATCGATTTCTATGCTCCGGCATGGAACAATGTCAATGTAGCGTCTGGAATCACAGTTCTTCTCTATGACGGTGCGACGTTGATTGGACAGATCTTCAAGTCGACTGAGTCGGCTATTAACGGCGACATCTACTCGGTCAACGGTCATTATCGTTATCTTGCTGCTCCAGGAGTTCACCAATGGAACATCAAGGCATATGCAACCGCAACCGGTAAGATCATTCGTGCTGGAAACGGTGGGTCCGCATCATATGTTCCTGCATATCTTCGCGTCTCTCAAGCTGTAGGAATTCCTGGCCCTCTTGGGCCACAAGGTCCTCAAGCGGCAGGAAGTGTAATTGTTGTTGCAAATACAAGTGAGCTTCCACCAGTACCAAATGATGGTGATCTAGCTTTTATTATCGTTGATGATGCGCCTCTTCCGTTGGTATATGATGCTACGATTGGTAAATGGATTTCTCGAATATTTCCAGCAGTTACTCAATATGGGGGTACGCAAGCAGGTCCTACGTGGAGTGCTGGTGGTACTACAGATATGAATACAATTACTACTGGTGACGGTCGTATTATTCCGCAACCGTTTCGATTGTATGATGCTGTAGGATTGTCTCCACAAGCGCGCTTGGCTGGTCAAATCTATGCTACGTCACCTCCGAATAATGCGAGCTGTGATGTTACTTTCGCTACAGGAAATGTGAATGCTGTACCACCAACATCGTTTACAGTGTCAAGCCCGGGAATAACAATTGGAAACAGTGCCGCCACATATGTATTCAAGCAAACGACGTGGATGGACGTACTACCAACACCAACTCTTTTTGATTGGATTTGGTTCTCTCTTAGAATTCGTAATACTTCGGGTGGTGGTGCACAGCTTCGTCAAGCCGCTGTTGATCTTCGGTGGGTAAACAAATGATCGAAAGTAAATATCAAGCCCAACTCATTCGTCGTATTGAACAACGACTACCTGGTTGTGTCATCTTTAAGATGGACGCGATCAGGCAAGGTACTCCCGATCTTCTCGTTCTTTGGAACGACAGTTGGGCATTTCTCGAGGTTAAGCCCTATGCTGACGCTCCAGAACAACCAAACCAAGACTACTACGTCCAGCAGTTTCATGAGATGTCGTTTGCCTCTTTCATCTATCCAGAAAACGAAGAGGAAGTGTTGAATGCGCTTCAACAGGCACTTGAAAGTCCAAGGAGAGCACGCATTCCTCAGCCCTAGTCAGTACCACTGGATTCACTACACACCAGATCGACTACTTGAACGATGGACTGCTGCTCAAGCTGCAGCGTACGGCACTATGCAACATGAGTATGCTCACAGAGAAATTGAAGCTCGACGTCTTTCTCATCTAGTGGGAACCGTTGGGCTCTACATCAACGATGCTATTGAAGGTCGAATGCATTGTGAGCAAGTTCTCTACTATTCGGAAAACTGTTTCGGCACTGCTGACACGATCTCCTTTCGTTACAACACTCTTCGGATTCATGATTTGAAAACTGGTGTGTACCCAGGATCTGTTCACCAACTTGAAGTGTATGCTGCGCTCTTCTGTCTAGAGTACGAGAAAGATCCGTTCCAGATCAGAATCGAGCTGCGCATCTATCAAGATAACGAGGTGACGGTGTATACCCCCGATCCTGAAGATATTTTGTTCATCATGAATCGAATTCAAGAATTTGACAGGCTCATTACCCATCGACGAATGGAGGAGGAAACGTGATCATCAGTGAAGACGACCATTTGAAGCATTACGGCGTCCTTCGTCGTTCGGGGCGATATCCGTGGGGATCGGGAGATCCTGATGAAAGTGAAAGTGCAAGAAATCGATCGCTTCTTCAAACTCTGAAGGATCTCAAAGCTAAAGGAATGACCGAAACTCAGATCGCCAAGGGTTGGGAAATGACCACTACTGAGCTTCGTGCTCACAAGACACAGGCGATCGATCAGCAGCGTCATGAGAGGCAGTTGCAAGCGAATCGACTAAAGGAGAAGGGTTACTCCAATCAGAAGATCGCCGATCAAATGGGGTTGCCAAACGAGTCGTCGGTTCGTTCTCTTCTTTCGAAGTTCGAAAAAGACGAGAAAAGTGCTCTTCAAACCACTGCGGACATGCTCAAGAAGCATGTGGATGAGAAGAAGTACATCGATGTAGGTAAAGGTGTTGAGTACCAACTCGGCATTACAGAGAATCGTCTCAAGACTGCTGTGGCGATGTTGAGAAACGAAGGTTACGAGCTTCACACTATCCACATCGAGACGGGTTTGTATCGGTTCACAGCTATGAAGGTATTGGCTCGCCCCGGTACGCCGCTCAGTGAAGTCAACAAGAATCGTGCTCAGATCAAGCAGATCATGGATTTCTCTGAGGACAATGGTCGTAGTTTCATCGCTCCTCAGAAGCCTTTGTCTGTTAGTTCGAAGCGTATCAAGATCAACTATGGGGATGAAGGTGGAGCAAAAGCTGACGGAATGGTTTGGATTCGACCTGGAGTTTCTGATCTGTCTATCGGTTCAAAGCGTTACGGTCAAGTTCGGATCATGGTTGATGGTACTCACTACATAAAAGGTATGGCTCATTACAAGGACGATCTTCCTGAAGGTGTCGACATTGTCTTCAACACCAACAAGAAGCGAGGAACTCCTCTTAAGAGTAAGAACCCAAAGGCAGATCAAGTTCTCAAGTCTCTTGAAGATGATCCTGAGCTTCCCTTCGGGTCCATCATTCGTCAAACTCATGACGCCAAAGGTAAGGTCAATTCTGCGGTCAACTTGGTTGGTAGTCCAACAAAGCCTGGATCGGGAGAAGAAGGCCATTGGGATACATGGTCGAAGAATCTAGCATCTCAGGTGCTGTCAAAGCAAAGTCCCGAGCTTGCGACACAACAGCTTGCCGTCACGTTCGATCGACACGTAAGAGAATTGAATGAGATTCGTTCTCTCACCAATACCACAGTTCGAAGAGAACTTCTCATCAAGTTCGCGGATTCGGCTGATTCATCTGCTGTGCATATGCATGCTGCCGCCATTCCTCGTCAGGCTACAAAAGTTCTAATTCCTATCGCTTCTATCAAGCCGACCGAGATCTATGCGCCCACCATGAGAGATGGTGAACGTGTCGCTCTAGTTCGCTATCCACACGGTGGAACTTTCGAGATTCCTCAGTTGACGGTGAACAATCGGAATCGTGAAGCACGCAAAGTTCTAGGTACAGGAGCGGATTCGCCCAGACACGATTCTGTTGGAATCCATCATTCTGTAGCGCAACGTCTTTCGGGTGCAGACTTCGACGGGGACACTGTTCTTGTAATTCCAAACAACAGCGGTTCGATCAAGAGTACCAACGCTCTGAAAGATCTTGAGGGATTCGATCCTAAGAAGTATGCCATTCCTCCTGGTTCGAGCATTCCTCGTATCACGGATGCTCAGAAACAGAAAGAGATGGGTAAGATTTCGAATCTCATCACAGACATGAGTCTCCATGGAGCTCCTCCCGAAGAAGTTGCCCGTGCCGTCAAGCATTCCATGGTTGTCATCGATTCAGAAAAGCATCAGCTCAATTACATGCAATCAGAGAAAGACTGGGGAATCCTTGATCTGAAAGCGAAGTATCAAGGTGGAAAACGTGGTGGAGCCCAAACTCTGATCAGTCGTGCTGGTGCCGAAATTCGTGTGGATCAACGAGAACCTAGACGGCCTCAACACGGAGGCCCTATCGATCCTGAAACTGGCGCAAAAGTCTTCGTTCCTACCGGTAGACAAAGGCGCGTGTACAAGGTCGTTAAGGAACGAGATCCTACTACAGGAAAGATGGTTCCTAAGAAGGATCCGATTACGGGTCGTACGATTAAGGTTCCTACAGACAAGTTCGAGAACGTCAAGGTAAAGTCAGTGAAGCTCGCCGAAACTCCGGATGCGTTTAGTCTTGTTGGAAAGCCTCGTACTCAGATGGAAGTCATCTATGCGACTCATTCCAATAAGCTTAAGGCTTTGGCTAATACAGCTAGGAAAGAAGCTGTGCATACGCCGACTCTGAAGAAGTCTAATTCGGCAGCCAAAGTTTATGCCCCCGAGGTCGAATCGTTGACTTCTCAGGTCCACGTAGCAAAAAGAAACGCCCCCCTCGAAAGACAATCCCAGCTCCTAGCAAACGCAGAGGTTACCCAGAGACGCCAGGCTAATCCAGCTCTTCTGCAAGAAGACGTCAAGAAGATCAAGACAAATGCTTTGAACAAGTATCGTGCTAGAACCGGGGCTAAGCGTCATCAGATCGTGATCTCAGACAAGGAATGGGAAGCTATTCAAGCAGGCGCCCTATCCCCCACCAAGCTAGACGAGGTACTCCGCTTTGCTGATCCTGAATCAGTGAAGAAGCACGCTTTGCCAAAGGATCAGATCCTCATGACCCCTAACATGAAGGCACGTGCTGCACAGATGAAGGGTGATAACTATACGTTGCAGGAGATAGCAGACGCATTGGGTGTCGGCCTTACCACGCTCAAGGTAGGATTGGAATGAGTGAGGTGAACGATGGCTGAGCAAGCAGTGGAGTACATGCTCACAACAGTAGACAACCCGTTCAGCCCATTCACACAGTTCAGAGAGTGGATGGCGTTTGACGAACAACTTGGTTACAACACCCCTGCCTTCCTGGATAGGATAGCGAAGGATTCACATGATCTGTCACCAGCCGACCAGGCAGTAGCTATACAGGAAGCGATCGATGAGATCGTGAGGGAGAACGTGTCAGGAATGTGGAGAAAAGTTAAAAGAAGTGACTATGAGAAGGTTGCATGATGGCTAAGCAACGTACACCTCCCACCACCCATCCCCTCGCGGGGCGTCGAGTGCAATTGATCACAATCGATGAGCTCTCTAGCATCGGTCTCGATCGTGGAGTTCAACAAACAAAGAACTCTGAGACCAAATCTACATTGATTCGTACGAGAAAGAAGAAAAAAATTTCGAAACTTGGGAGGGTTGAAGAGGGGGAGGGGGGTCAAAAATTTTAAACCCCCCCCTTGCAT